TATTAAAGCTTGGTGGTGAAACAAGAGAATTAAGTATCATGTTTACAGACGTAAGAGGCTTCACAACCATATCAGAACACTATGGTAAGGATGTACAAGGCTTAACTAAGATCATGAATCGTTACATGACAGCTATGACTGCTAAGATCATAGAGAACAACGGAACACTTGATAAGTATATTGGTGATGCACAGATGGCTTTTTGGAATGCTCCACTTGATGATAAAGATCATGCTCTCAACGCAGTTAAGACTGCACTATCAATGTTAGGAGACTTAGATGCGTTCAATCAAGAGATTGCTAAAGAAGGCGTACCGGCTTTCGGGATGGGACTTGGTATTAACACTGCTGATGTCGTTGTGGGTAATATGGGTTCTAGCCAGCGTTTTGACTATACTTGTCTCGGTGACGGAGTCAATTTGGCGTCAAGGCTTGAAGGACAATCTAAGCCGTACGGTGTTAAGCTTGTTTTAGGTGCACGCACAGCAGAACTAGTTAAAGACCATTACAACGTTATTGAACTAGATAACATCGCAGTGAAAGGTAAGACTGAAGGCATTAAGATCTACACGATCGGTGAGACAGTTAAACACGCGCATAATGAATACATAAAAGAATACTATCGTGGAAACTGGGATAAAGCTATCAAATGGGCCAAAGGTTTGGTCGAAGATGACAGCGTAACCATCAAGCAGTACTACATGAACATGATTGAACGTATGGAAGAGGGCCTCCCGGCTGAATGGGATGGCACTTTTAGGGCACAATCTAAGTAGCATATATCCTCCAGCCCGCGCTGTCCCAGGCGCTCCAGGGCACACCCAAACTAAAGTCCAATATAATCAATAACTTGCATAATACGTAAGTTATTGATCTGTATACCTTATTTATTTTAAGGGGGCCTATGTACATTAATTAGACTTTCCGGTATAATGGTTATATTAAATCAACAAACGGAGAGATATATGAAACCAGCAATGACAATAGGATCAGATTTAGAATGGGAAAAACAAGCTTACGGTATGACTAAAGCTCAGTTAGACCAAATGGTAAAAATGCAAGCTTTTCCAGGTCAGGAAATGATGTTCGCAGCAGGCATGTTAAGTGATGCACAAGAAGTTATCGGTGCTGACTTCAACGGTGCTAACGAAGGTTGGGTATCACCTCAACAAGCTAACGAAGCTCGTCAATTCATCAACCGTGCTAAGCACATCATGTTTAGCTTAATGAAGGATGAAAGGGAGGCTGCATAATGATTTTTAAAATCAATGGACATTATTATAAATGCCTTGTTAACCCACAATATGCCTTTTCAGGTACTACTTTAGAAGGTTGGATGTTAACCGCTCAAGATAATGATAATGGTATAGTTGAAAGTTTACTCAAAGCAAAATTTATCAAGGAGATTAGATAATGGGTTTAGATATGTATGCGTATAGCCGCGCTAAAGAATCTGCAGCTGAAGCACCATCAACGGAGCTTCAATACTGGAGAAAACACAACGCTCTTCATGGTCTTATGGAAGAGTTATGGCATGATAAGGGAGCTAAGGTTCCACAATGGTTGATCGACGAGTATCCTGACGAGTACAGCGAAGACTCAAAGATCGACTTCAACGGAGTTGAGCTTCAACTTACAGAGGCAGACCTTGATTATATCGAGGCCCGCGTTAAGACTAACCAGTTACCTATGACCGAAGGTTTCTTCTTTGGTTATGACTCAAGGTTCGATGCTGATGATAAAGCATCAGACTTAGAGTTCATCAAGAAAGCTCGCGAAGCAATTGCGAGAGGCGAAGAAGTATTTTATAATTCAAGTTGGTAAGGAGAAAGCTATGACAGAACAAGAATTTCAACAAGCAGTTCAAGAATTTTTAGATAATGGTGGTAAGGTTCAACAGTTGCCATATCATGGTCCACGAGGCAGTGAAGTACCTGTAAATAGGACTGGCAGCATTTGGTCTAAGGGTTACAGTAAAGCAGCGGTGACTGGCTTTGCAACAGTTGACAGTGTTAAGGCTTAAAAATATATGTACAATAAACCAAAAAAAGGGTATAATGATATCATGTTAAATGTCAAAGACAAAAAAGACGGTTACATTACACCAGTGCCAGATCCTATTGAAGAGGATGATAACGAAGACCTAAACTATCTAGGTGGTATCGACCCTCACTTCTGGGGACCTGGCTATGACGAATAAGACTCTCAGCCAATCAATAAAATATATGCGGACACTGGCTGTGCTTTAATGGGTATGCATGCTCAGCGGGCCACTGCTTCCGATGGGTCAGCTACGAGTGCACTTCGTAGTTTCGAGAGTCTTACTAAATATAAAAACACATTAGAGATAAGCAGGAACTTGTGGCCACGAGGTCGCCTCGTCTAGTGTGTTTTTATTTTTAACTTGAAAGGTATATTATGCAATTATTAGACGAAGACAAAAAGAAAATCAAAGGTGCTCTTAACGAGATCTCTGATTCTATGACACGCGTTGAGGCTGAGAAGGACTTTGTAAAAGAAGTACTTAAGAACCTTTATGACGAATTTAAGATCCCTAAGAAAACGCTTGCTAAGCTTGCTAATACGTATCATAAGCAAAACTTTAATGAAGAGGTAGCTTTGAACGATGAGTTTGAGACGATCTATCAAACAGTTACAAACCAAGAAGCTGAATAATTGTACATTAATAATTAATTATGGTATACTGCCAATATGAAAACTAAAAAACCAACCAAAGAATGGCAAGAAAAGGCTATCGCTAAAGGCATAGGTGCTGGCGCTCCTGTGGTAACACAAGACGACTATCGTACGTCTTTGATGAAAGCTTTAGGATACTATAACCTTAATATGGATAACAGTGAACGTGCTAAGGCCGTACATAATTATCTTAAGAAGACTAATAAGAAATATTATGATGTCTTATCAAAGGCGCCAGATTATGAGTTCCTATCATTAGGATCTCTTATTACTATACTCAATAAAGGTGAGCATCTATCTGATAAGGATCAAAAGGGTATACAAGATAAGCTTGACTCATTATACGAGTGCTATTCTTATAATCAACCTATAGTAGACGATCGTCCTAAGGCACCAGTCATCTCTATAGATCAACGTGTGACTGATGCAGCTCGTGCTGCCTCTGAGGACATCGACTATGCTATTGATAAGTTTATCCATTCTAAAACGTGGGACTTCAATACTAAAGCACACTTGTTATCTAACAACGTGTCAGGCATGGTCGCTAAACGTATCGGTGACTACTATAAGCTTAACGTTGATGAGATAGATGAAGCATTGACTGGTACAGATGAACAACTTACAGAAGGCTATTCATTCCTTACTAAGACAGAACTTAAAAAGTTTAGAGCTGCGATCCAATCTATTGTAGATGACTGTGCTCAACATCAAGTTACTGTTAAGAAGCCAAGGGTAGTTAAGGTTAAGCCTCCTGCAGTATTAGTTAAGAAACTTAAGTATATGTTTAAGCACGATCTATTGAATCTTAAGTCATGTAATCCTACAGACATCGTTGGTGCTAAGGAGTTATGGGCATATAATATCAAGTATAGAAAACTTGTGGCTTATATAGCTGATGACTCAGACTTATTATCAGTTAAGGGTACAACTATAATTAATTACAGTGTAGCTAAGTCATGGTCATGGACACTTAGGAATCCTGAGAAGTTCTTCAAAGACTTATCTATAAGTAAAAAGAATTTGAATACAGCAGCAAAGGCTTTAACGACCAAGCCAACAGTTCCAAATGGTCGGATCAACGAAGAAACTATTTTATTGGGAGCGTTCTAATGCCAATCGTATTATTTGAAAATGCATTCGATGGCAATGCAACAAAACAAATCGCTATCAACTCAGATCAAGTCACCTCAGTATATGAGAGTGATGTGGATATCCCTGAGATCGTATCAAACAAGAAGAAGAACTCACCTAAGAAGATGCGTTGGATATCCAGTAGGCAGTATATCTTCAAAATTTAGAGATTATGGAAATATAAAAATACGTGAAAAAAGAGCCAACACTATAGAATGGACTCTTATTAAGGAGAAAACAAAATTATAATCTTAGACTACAGTCAAATCGCATTAAGTAACATCTTACCCTTTCAGAAGGATATAAAGAATCAAACTCCTGAAGAGATCAAGAACCTAATCAGACATACGACACTATCTACTATCCAGTCTTATAAGAAGAAGTACAAAGACTATGGGGAGGTGGTCATCGCATGTGATGGTCGTAACTATTGGCGTAAGTCTATATTCCCTCATTATAAAGCACACCGTAAGGCAAACAGAGATAAGTCCGACCTTGATTGGGGTTTCATATTTGATACGCTTGCAGAGCTACGTACAGACTTATTAAACTATTTTCCATATAAATTATTATTGATTGACACTGCGGAGGCAGATGATATCATTGCAGTACTAACAGAGTATACACAAGAAAACTTATTAGTGGAGCAAGGACTATTCTCTGAACCACAAAAGGTGTTAATAGTATCATCTGATAAGGATTTCATACAGCTACAACGTAACAAGAACGTCCGTCAGTGGTCACCTATGCAACGTAAGTTCGTAGAAGGATCTCAGAAGGACATACAAGAATATACGATAACACACATAGTTAAGGGTGACTCAGGTGATGGTATACCAAACATCCTAAGTAACGACGATGTGTTCGTATCGGGTGATCGACAAAAACCATTCTCAGCAAAGCGTTTACCTGAATTCTTTGAGAAGGGTATCGATGCTTGTAAGAATGACGAAGAGAGACGTAACTATCAACGTAACCAGACTCTCGTTAATTTTGACTATATCCCCGAGGATCTAGCTAAAAGTATTATAGATATATATGAGAAGACTGTCCCACTAGGTGACAAGAATTCTGTGATGAATTACCTTATAAAAAACAAATGTCGATTATTACTCGACTCAATTGAGGACTTTTAAAATGGCAATTAGATTTTTACCCGAAATATTAGATGAGATCAATGCAGATCCCAAGCTATTAGGAACAAAATATAAAGGTAACTCAGCACTCAAGATCATATTTGAGTATGCTTTCCTACCTGAGAAGAAGTTCCTACTTCCTGAGGATGAACCTCCGTATAGACCAGATGCTGCACCCATTGGAATGAGTCCAGCTATCCTTACACAGGAACTTAGACGTTTCTATGTGTTCCTTAGGAAAGACTTAAAACCTATCAAGCGTGAAGCGTTATTCATATCTCTGTTGGAGTCAGTACATCCATCTGAGGCTAAGCTTATCATAGCTATCAAGGATCAAAAGCTTCCTAAGCTATACAAAAAGATCACTCGTAAGGCTGTAGAGGCAGCAGGATTCATCGCACCTGAAGCTCCTGGAGCATAGTTTTACATAAATAGATAGTAAGCTATAGGTCTGGATACTCGTGAGTCCAGGTGAGTTTTAAATTGTCTTTATAATCAACAACTTATGTTAGCATGTACATTAATTAGGAGTTGTGGTATACTATATAGTATGATAAGACAAATATTACTTCATAAAACAGATAAGATTTCGGTCTACTGTACACCTGCTGTACGGAAGCTTTCTGCGCGCAGGCTTACTACGTTTGTTAAGCAATGCCTTGCAGCTGAAAAGACCCTGATCAAAGACATATCCAAAAAATATCCTAAAAAATCTAAAGACATAAAGTACACTTTCCTGTTTAAAAACTTTAAGTCTGAAGAGTTACTTGGTACTACAGATCAAGAATATGATGATGATATCATTATCGAGTTAAACGCAAAGAATACTACTAACTTATGCAAGACTATAGCACATGAGTTAGTTCATGCCAGGCAATTTATATCTGGTCAACTAAAGTATGACGTTAGGATTAAATACTTAACTTATGAGGACGATAAGCATAGATACATATACCGCCGTCAGCCATGGGAAATTGAAGCTTATAAACTTGAACAAAAAGGTGCATTGAAGATTAAGAAGTGGTTAATAAATCACCCGCGCTTCTTACCAAAAATTGAAGATGAATATATTTTACCTATCTCGTAACCCTACCAAAGCCGCAGAATACCATGTAGATAAACACTGTGTCAAGATGATACTTGAATCTTGTCAACTATTGTCTACGGCGCATCGTATACTCGACGGCGACCAAACTATGGGTAAGACAGCAACTGGTCGTAACGTAAAACGTTGGATATTATCTGATGATCGCAACGAAGTATTGTATAGTGCAACACATGTTAACCATCCATCAGCTGTATGGTGCAGACAAAATAGAGACAACTATTATTGGTTATGGTGTTTACTTAAAGCATTATGTACCGAGTATACATATCGATACGGTAAGGTTCATAAGTGTCAAGAGATTGGTTTGGTAGATAAATTAAAATGGTTTCCTAATAATCTACCACACGGAGAATTTACGGATCCTACTCCAGCCATGCCTGATCAATATAAAGTACCGGGTGATGGAGTACAGTCATATCGTAACTACTACAATGGTGAGAAGCAAAGGATGTTCTCTTGGAAGAAAAGGTCAGTCCCGGAGTTTATAAATAAAACTACAGGAGAAAACTATGCCATTGTATGATTTTCGTAATAAAGATACCGGTGAGGTGTTTGAAAAGATGATGAGTATCGCCGCAAAAGAGGAATACTTAAAAGAAAACCCTAACATCGAGTCAATGTTAGGTATGAATGCTCTTATAGATCCGGTTAGATTAGGTCTACATAGACCAGATCAAGGATTCAAAGAAGTGTTACAACGTATCGATGAAAAGACAGCAGGTAGCCGTCTTAAAGAAACAAGCAGTTATTTTTAAAATATGGGTCTGTCGACCCCATAGCAATATAAGATCGACAAGTTAATAAAGGAGAAACACATGTTAACATTAGCATTAGCATTTTTAGCAGGCGCATACGTAGAAAGCAAGTTTGCAACTTTAATCGAATTAGTAATTGCAAAAGTTGTTGGTCTTGTACACACAGTTATCGGTGCAGTAGTTGGTGCATGGAATGCTTTAAAAGGCATCTTTACACACAAAGCAGCTCCAGCTCCAGCAGTTGACGCAGCACCAGTTGCAGCTCCAGCAGCTCAACCTACTGATACACCTACAGCTCAATAATGAGTTTTAATTTCGATTTCACTGAAGAGAAGTTAGGTCAGATCATCACACGTAACCATAACGTGCATGATTGGTTTAACGCTATGGTTACACAGTTGCCTCAATTTGAAGTAACTACTGCACAAAGGGTAACAGCATTCATTGCTCAATGTGCACATGAGTCATTAGATTTTACAAAGTTGACTGAGAACCTAAACTACTCTTCAGACGCACTGGTTAAACTCTTCCCTACACACTTTCATGGCGATGCAGCAAACTACCATCGTCAACCTGAAAAGATCGCTAACCGTATCTATGAAAATAGGATGGG